TAGTCAGCTGTCTTGTATTCGGAACCTTATTCATCTGTCCATACCATCACTTAATCCCATTGCTTGCCCCCCTCTCCCTCTCTCCCCCCAAACAAGCACTATTCTGCGCTGCCTTGTCAATATGTGACGTAGCGTCACTTGCGTAAATAGGTATCATTCTACCTCTCTCAGCTATTGACAGGGCGATCCCTTACGGGCCGGGCTGTCGTGAATGGTGACGCCTTCAGCGTCCCCACCCTTCGGGCTTCCATCCCTATCGCAAGGGGGACATTGGCCTGTCCCCCTTAGACCCCCTATGCCAAAAGAGAAAGAATGAGCGCTACGCGCACAGGTTAAAGAACACACCCCTCGCTTCGCTCGGGGCGTCTTTCAACGGCCAAAACCGTCTGGTTCCAGCCCGTCATGGCTCACCCTCAAAACATTCGCAAGGGGTACGCTTCGCCCTTCGGCCCCTTGCGAACGTCAAGCCTCGCCTTGCTCGGTTTGTGGGCAATCCCTGTCGTTCTGGCCCCAGCCGCTTTCGTCCGCCGAAAGACTGTGTGGGGTGTTAAAACAGAACTCAGGAGAACAGATCATGACTAATACGAAATCAGTAAATATCGCTAACGAAATCTGCAACATGTTCACACACAACACAGAGGTGTATTTTCACGAAGACAATCTGTCAGGCAAGACCGATGGCTGGCGTCACGTTGACACCATGGAATTCCATCGCCGTATCCTACTCGAGCGCATGATTGGCCACTTCGAATATTGGTTGCCACGCCAGAAGGATCGCGAGTCAAAGGCCAAGTATTTCGCAGAACGCTATCGCGGCGAATACACACCCGGCAACGAGCTAGCCGAGAACAACTTTCGCGGTGCCGTGGCTCGTTATCAAGCTGAAAACATGCTGACTACTAACATGCAAGCCGAGCTTGCAAAGTTTCAGGCAGCATATAAAGAGAGCTTTGGCAAAAGCTATACGTCACAGAAAGCCACCGTCATTGATGGTGATCTTCCCGACGACATTGCAACGCTCATGAAATCCATGGACAGCATGGACGCAGACAACGAGAGCGCAGCCCCCAAGAAAGGGGTTGCGTGACACAGCGGGGGGTCGGATGGCCCCCCAAAATTTTCGCGCTGCGCGCGAAGAATAGCCGGGCTTTGCCCGACTGTAATCAACTCGCTACGCTCGCACAGGCTCGGCCTCTGGCCTCGTATGGCTTGCCGTCCAACCACAGAGTACGGATGGCAAGCTCCCCTCTCAGGCCACCCCTTGGGGGGGGTGTGTGTGCGCGCGCGCAAGCTCAGCACTACACCGACAAACGTAATCTCTGAATAAAAAGGAGAAACAAAATGGGTGATTGGGAAGACAGAACGATAGCAATCATCACGCTATTCATATGTTTAGCAGTCATAATAGTTAGCGTCAGTTACGCAACGTCATAAAAGCGTCCGACCATATACTATGGTATAAACTTTAAATAAACTTCTAAGGAGGACACAATGGAGATATCAGCACATCGAGTGACCAACGTCACAGTCAAAGAAACAATACACGATGATTTTGCCGTCAAGCATATCAGGTTCATTGATGGTGATGCTAACGTAATAAACATCAGGCTATTTGGGAACAGCCGAACAGAACTCAACTTCATTCACGAAGACACAATAGACGCAAGGGAGAACAACTAATGAAACTATTTATAGTAATCGCATTTGATCCAGAGGACGGACCTTATGTTGCAACCTCTAATACTTGTGAAGGTGAAGCGGCTTGCTCCGCTTCAGAACTAACCCACGAAACAGGCCATAAAACTACAATCAAAATGGTGGAGATATAATATGCTAGACTTTCAATCCAACAGCTACAACTTTCCAGTAGAAGAGCAGCCCGTATATACACAAGAGGGTGAGCTTATCCCAGATCACAAGTGCATCGTGCGCACAGACACAGGCAAGACACTCGGCTTGCATGGGTCACGGTATCGAATGATACCGCACGATGATGTAGTCAACTCAATCCTTGATGGAGTTAAAGCAAGCAATCTGACCAGTGACTATGAGGTCAGCGTCGATGTAATCGAGGGTGGCCGTAAGCTAAGAGGTGAGATTATCTTTCCTGATTTGGTGCAGCAGCCAGCAGTAGGTGACTACGTTCAGTTTCGTGTGAGCTTTTTCAATAGCTATGACGGATCATGGTCCTTTTCTCAGCAAGCCAATGGTCTCAGACTGTGGTGTCTCAATGGATGCACAACACCAGATGCTATTGCGAAGTCACGTTTCAAGCACACAGCGTCAGTCAACGTGGACGGGAGTGCTGCTAAGATCATAGGTGGTGCTGAACATTTCATGACACGCAGCAAGCAGTGGCAATCATGGATGCAGACACGATTGAACAACGATCAAGTCGAGCAGTTCTTTAGGTCAACCATATGCAAGGTAGTAACCAAGCAACAGCAAGTGACCAAGACAAACGAGAAGCAACTTGAGAATCTTATCTCAGGTTGGGATCGTGAGAAAGTAGATCTCGGCTGGAACAAGTGGGCATTGTATAACTGCCTGACCCACTGGGCTACGCATACCAATGACCTCAAGTCACCACAGATTGCACGTTATAATCGCGAGATAGCAATCAGCAATGCAATGAATCACAAACTGTTCACCTCTATGGTGGGCGAGAACGTAATCTAAGGAGAACACAATGTCATATTTTATAGAATCAAATATACCAATACCAGAAGGCAAGATAGAGAGTAGTCGCAAATCAGATCTTGCAAAGGCTCTGGAAAAAATGGAAGTCAGTCAAAGCATTGTAGTAGAAAGCGACAGCAGCAATTTTCATGGTGCTGTCATCAATATAGCAAGAAGAATTAAAATTAAAACTACAATACGAAAGATTAAAGATAATGGCCCTTATGATGGTACTTATCGTATATGGAGAATTAAATAATGCGTATGTCACGACAGCATTATGAGTTTTTAGCTGATAAACTTGGGCCACTTGTACCGTGGCCCACCCATCTTCATAGCATTGCCGATGAACTCGAGGCAACGAACCCAAGGTTTGATCGAGATAAGTTTATCCAACGTGGAACCGCAGCATGGGAAGCTAACTATGTAGCTCCCGTCATTGATGATGAGATACCGTACCAATGAATGTATTCAAGCACACAGTATGCTGCCCCGTATGCACTGGCGATGGGTTCATCGAAGTAGAACACACGCCAGTTCGTACATCATACAACGATCTGCCTGAGCCTTACTGCGAGGCAGAGACTTGCGAGAATTGTGGCGGCGATGGAGAAATCGAAGTCGAGGATGTTGACTTTGACGAATAGATTGCTGCACTAATGCAGCATGAAATCGTATCTTCAAATAATAACAGACCAAGCAGCGGAGGCTAACGTCTCCCTGCTCAAGGCATTCAGTCGAGCAAACATTCCAACATCGACATACTATAGAACAATCAATGGAAGCACCGAGATACGGTATGATACTGCGTTGAGGGTACACTATGCCATTGAACAAGTACGTCAGATTCAACAAGCCGTTGCGGATACCAAAAGATTACGAGCCAATGGTCAACCTGTTAATAGACGCTCGATTAAAGCGCGAGTTAAGTCAAGAAAAGTTAGCACATAAAATAGGATGCACAGCATCACTGGTACACAAATGGGAAACACACAAACGAATACCCTCTGGATTCATGCTGATCTGTTGGCTGGATGCACTGGGCTATGACATCGAAGTCACTGAAAGGTAAAGCAATTCTCTGCGTAGCATGTAAAGTAGCCACTCATTTCTATGTTGCAGTACTCAAAATAAATAGCGGCCGCTCAACAGAAAAGCACTGGTATGTGTGCATGAGCTGCTATGTCAACGACAAGTGGCAAGAGCCAACGTCGAAAACAAAACCAAACAAGAAACGAATGAAGAAACCTGCCGTCAAGATACAAGCAGGCGAGTGGGAATCTAGCATCAAGGTAAATGCAAAGCCATCAACCGATTGGTAAGGAGAATGACATGCTCATCTATGGAATAGACCCCGGATATACAGGAGCAGTCAGCCTATACTGGACAGAGACAGGCAAGCTCGAGTGCTATGACATGCCAACTCTCAAGAACCCCAAGGGTAAAACTTTAATTAACTTACATGAGCTACTAAGAATACTAAGCAACGAGGCAGACGAGTCCTGCCTTGCAGTAGTTGAACGTGTCTCGGCCATGCCGGGGCAGGGTGTCAGTAGTACCTTCCGCTTTGGACAGGGCTACGGGCAAATAGAGATGGGCATTGCAGCATGTAAGCTGCCCATCCAATACGTCAGTCCCGCCGTGTGGAAGAAACACTTCGGCTTGAACAGGGACAAAGGCGTGAGCCGTGGGCTAGTGACGCAACGTCTTCCGCACTACGCTCATTTATTTGCTAGAGTAAAGGATGATGGCCGAGCAGAAGCCACACTGATTGCTCTCTATGCAGCAGAGAAACTTATCTAAGGAGAACACAATGACTATAAAACAAACAGACGAGATCAAAGCATATCTCAAGCAAGGCTATCGCATCACAGCAATTGATGCACTGCAAACATTCGGATGCTTTAGATTAGCAGCGCGAATCAAAGACCTCAAAAATGAGGGCATGGAGATCGACAAGGTAATGGTTAAGACTGCCAGCGGCGCTCATGTTGCACAGTATTACAGCCCATCAAAGGTACGCACATGACATACAAAACAACCAAGCTCAGTGACGCAGCTCGCCCATCCATATGGGATGCGCATGTCGCCAAAGCAGCAAGCTCTCCCGTTCAAGCCCGTGAATACAAGAGGTCTGGCTATGTGCTAGACAGCGATAAGATTATAGCGGATCGCATTCGCAATGGCGAAGCAGTCGGTGAGCCATACCTCAAGGGCCTAACAAAGCAGCGGCTCAAGAAATTCCAACACCTCACTGAAGAAGACTTCGAGAAGTATGGAAAGTATGAATGACGTTACGTCACTTCATATTGCTTTAACTGCACATAAGCAGTAGGCTACTATCAAATAACAAAGGAGAACAACATGGAACGTAAGGGTTTCATAGGTGGTTCCGACTGCGTAAAAATAATGCAGGGGAACTGGCTGGAGTTATGGCAGGTCAAGACAGGCAGGGTTGAGCCTGAAGATTTGTCTCGCAACATCGCTGTGCAGATGGGCGTTTACACTGAGGACTTTAACCTAGGATGGTTTGCCAATGAGTATGACTGCACTCTGACAGGGTTCCAGAAATCATTTGAAAAAACGATTGGATCAGTCCCGGTCAAAGGTACAGTAGATGCTTTGGTTGGTGACTCTATCGAAGACTCTATCGTAGAAGCCAAGCACACTAACGCTTATAATACTTTGGATAAAGTTATCGAGTATTACATGCCGCAGCTACAGCTATACATTCACCTAGCCAAGGCTCAAGGTGCGCATCTATCTGTTATCTTTGGCAACAACAAATGGGAGTCGGCTCATGTCAGGCGCAACGAAGAGTATTTCAATTCTATGTGGGCAGTGGTGTCGGACTTCTGGGGTTACGTGCTTCGCAATGAAGAGCCAGTTGGTAATGACCAGCCGATACAACTTAGCATTGACAAGGTGTCGGTGGACAACAT